GCTGTAGATCTAGGATCTTACAGTAGAGATGAATTGGTGAGTGCCAATTGGGCTGAATTTAGATTCTTGCCTGGAGTTCATTCGTCTGCAGCTATGTTGACTGAGGCTAGTCCTTGGACGACATTTGATGTGGTGTGTAGAGAGATCAAGACCAGATTTGTAGAGCACAAGAGAGTTTGCGAAGCGATTGCCCAGTCTTATGGAGGTGGAATGATTGACAATGTCGATCCAGAAGCCTTGTTGAATGAGACTTTGAGAGAGTCGTTTAGTTTACCGAAGAAAGCCATGACAATAACAGAAGCTCTTTTTGGAGCTGCGCCAATGGAAGCTCAAGGCCCCAGTGATGGAGAAGAAGGGCCTTCACAGACGCATGTTGAAGTTGAGGCAGAAGCAGTAGCTGAAGGTGAATGGCAGAAAGCGAATATCTTTAAGAAGACGAAACGACGACAGAGAAAACTAGCGAGAGATTCGGGAATGGTGATGAGACCTACAGAGAACAGAAGTGCTTTGGAGAGACATATCCATAAGTGTTGCTCAATTTTTGAGTGGCATATAGGATATTGTGAGAAAGGCTTGCTGTGTAGAAAGTGTGGTGGAACCACGAAGTGTGTGAAACCAGTGACCTATTCTTCTGACGAGGATATGGAGTTTTTGGATGCCGCCCCTAACATGGCTTTTGATATGTTTTGCGCGAATGGAAGACATGGTGAAAATGGAGAGGTTCACTCACACATGTGCCCGGAACCCCGGTGCACTAGAGTGTTGAATCATAAACATGGAAGCTATGAATACCAATTGTCAGACGGACCAGTGATTAAGATACACGCGAGTTCACATCGGGTTTGGGTTTGCCCAGACCATGCGAACGTTAGAGAGAAGTTTGAAGAACAAGGAAGTCAGGTAGTAGTAGACCCAGAGACCCATTCAGGTATTGACCCGAATATGATGCACAGACACGTTTGCGCTGCTAAGGATTGCCAGAGACAAGTGGCTCATAGACATCCGGAACATAGACATGGAAGAGTGTATTGTTCTGGTTGTGTGACAGGCGCTTTTGATCCGCAGAACAAAGAAGCTTTTTTGGAAAGAGAAGTGATGATGGCGGTGAACGAAGAAGTCATATCACGAACGAGATTTGAGACCCATTTGAATCAAGCTAATGAGATAGCAGCAGGACGTAAAGAGAACAGAATATCGGCGACTTATGAAGAGTTTCAGGAGAAGTGTTTAGAACAGATCCACAAGCAAGGAAGGTTTTTATGGGCCACGAGTTGTTCCGCCTATACAGGCGAGGAAGACGCTGGTTTGTATGCCGTTTTGAAGAAGAGTATAACTTCGGGTTTTACTATTACAGTGGCTTATACTGTGTTGATCACGGTGTATAATTACCTGAAGAAGAAGAATGAGACGAAGATCGAGTTTGGAGCACAATCGAGAAAGCCGACGAAGTTTAGTAGAGCGAAGAATGCTGGGAAACCGGTGTTCAGGCGTGGAGTCTATATGGAAAGCCAAGCGCAGAGTGAAGTGGAAGTTGTTCCCGTCTCTTTTGGTGGAAAAGTAGTGAATGCTATTCCGCTTAGAGAGAGATGGATGTTGACTTACCAGCACGCTTTGTGCAACGCTGACGGACCGATTCCCGAAGGAACTCCTATGGAGATGTGTTATAAAGGAAAGACTTATAGATCGAAGTTCAGTACTCAGACGACTATCTCATGTGGCGACCTGGACATGGCTGTTTTTCAATTTGAAAATGTACAGCTACAACAGTTTAAAGACGTAACTAAGAGATTTGTCACTGAGTTTGAAAAGAAAGATGTGAAGAGTCTGCCCTTTTTGATGAGAACAGAAGACGGAACGAAGTATGCAACGGCGACCATAGCGATGAACAGAGAATACAATTTCAATGGACACGCGAAAATGTTGCCAGAGGCATGGAGGTACCGAATGACTACAAACCCAGGAGATTGTGGAACACCCTTGATCGTGAGTTCAGGACCATTGGTTGGAAAAGTTCTAGGCATGCATGTGGCTGGAACTGGTGATAAAGTTGTAGATCCGCAAGGGTTGGCGACCATTGTTACCAAAGAACTGTTGGATTCGTGTATGAAGCCATTGGTTGGCGGAGTAGATATGGAACCATTTGAAGACGAGACTATGTTTTTTTCTGAAGGAAAGGAAGAAGACGAAGAGTTTTGTTCATTTGTTGAGCCAGACTACAGTGAGAATTCAGGCAGTTTTAGTGATGAGAAGAAGATGGAGAT